GGTTCCCGGCACGGACAAGTCCGCCGGGAACATGATGCTCCTGAACGAGGCCAAGAACGAAATGGAGCGGTTCTCCCCCAACCCGGCCATGTTGGGCCGTCAAGGGGCAGACACTTCGGGTCGCGCGATGCTCGCCCGGCAGCAAGCTGGTCTGATCGAACTGTCCGTGGTCCTCGACCAGTTCGAAGACTTCAAGCTGCGGGTGTACGAGCAAATCTGGGCGCGGGCCAAGCAAGATTGGGACGAGCCGATGTGGATTCGCCTCACCGACGATATGGAGGACCCCCGTTACGTCGCTCTGAACCAGCCGATCACGGAAGCGCCCCAACTTGACGAAATGGGTCAGCCGGTGCTTGATGAAGCTACCGGGCAGCCGATCATGGTGCCCCTTGGAACTGGAGAGGAGTTCGGATACGACAACCAGATTGCTGAAATGAACATCGATATCATGATCGACACGGTGCCAGAAACGGCCACGATCATGGCGGAGCAACTCACGGAACTCCGGTCGATGGTCGCCAGCAATCCGAACTACGCCAATGAGGTCCCTTTCGAGATTTTCCTCGAAATGACCAACCTCCCCCGCAAGCGCGAACTGATGAAGAAGGTCGCGGCCCACAAGGCGAAGCAAGCGGAGGCCGCGCAAGCGGAGGCGGCGGAGCAGAAAGAGATTATGATGGCCACGGTTCGCGCCGAAATCGACCAAATGGTCGCGGACGCGATTCTCAAGAGGGCGCAAGCAGATGCAGCGACCGCCGGGGCACGTCAAGGAGAACTTCGAACGGCGGTGCAAGCGGACAAAGTTCTCGCGGGCGTCGACGCCGAAGCAACGAGGGTCCAGATGGAGGGTGCCCGCACCACCAACGAAATCCTCTCAACACCAAAACCCGCCGCCGGGGCTTCGGGCGAAACGGACGGTCCCACCGAATAATTGGGACCACCTGCCGCCGGGGACCGGGCGTTCGGGGTGCCGCCGTTACGGGCAGAGGAGAGAGTAATGGCTGAACGGGACGAAGATTTCGACGATCTGGTCGATGGCGGCGAACAATTCGCAAACGCCGATGAAGCTGCGGACACGGGCAATACCCCGGAGAAGCAGGATGACGCGACCAGCGGCGCTGACAAGGGGAAGACCCCCATTGAAGGCGACGGGAACGACGACGACGAAGGTGACGAGGCCTCGAAGGACGGGGCCGACGCTGACAAGGACGGCAAAGACGCCGACGCTGACAAGGATGAAGCCAAGGAACAAAAGTTCGTTCCGAAGGCGGCTCTGGACAGCGTCAAGCGTAAGAACCGGGACCTCACCAACCGCTTGAAGCGGATTGAGGAACGCCTTGGCGCGGAAGACGCCGAAATCGCACGACGGGCCATCCCGGACCCCAAGTCCCAGCCCGCTGAACACGCCGCCTATGTCGCTCGGCAGACACAAGCCGTCCAGCTGAACGACCGACTGAACTTCTCCGAGTACCATGCTCGGAAGGCTCATGGTGACGACGTGGTTTCGGAGGCCTTCGAATGGGCAAATGCCCGCATGGAGGACCCGAAGGGTGGCGAGCAGTTCGCAAAAACCCTCTTCGCACACGCCGACCCCTACGATTACGCGGTGTCGCTCTTCAATGAATCCAAGGCCGCTGGGCCGGGAGTTGAGGACCCCGAGTACGCGCAGTTCTTGGCGTGGAAGGCCGCACAAGCCGGTGAGGGCAATCCTGTCCCCGCCCCCAATCAACAAGGCAAGAAGGCCGCACGACCGCAAAGCCTCGCGCAGCAGTCGTCGGCAGCGGGTCCATCCGGAGCAAAGCCCTCCGTGGACCCCTTCGACGCCGAATTCGACCGTTAACCGGTCAGAAAGAGGACTACGATGGCCGAAACTATCCTCGCCACCGCCTCCGAAAGGTCGAAGTGGGTCAAGGCCTACTTCTCGGAGTATGTGCGCGGGTCGAAGTTCCGCCCCTACATGGGCAAGGGACCGACCAACATCATCGTCACCAAGTACGAACTGCAGGAGGAGGCGGGCAAGACCATCAATATCCCGCTGATCACCAAGCTGAAAGGCAAGGGTGTCTCCGGCTCGCAGGTTCTGGACGGTGCGGAAGAGCAGCTGGGGAACTACAACTTCCCGATTTCCATCGAGTGGCGTCGTCACGGGGTTCGCGTCCCGAAGTCGACCTCCTACAAGACCGAAATCAACCTGCTGGACGCCGCCCGTGATATGCTCCGGGAGTGGGAGGCCGAACGTCTTCGCGACGACGTCATCGACGCCTTCCTGTCCGTCATCCCGTCTTCCTCGACCACCACGCCCATTCGCTACGGTGTCGTCACGGAAAGCGCCAACGGCGGCTACGAAATCCTGGCCGGCAACTACATCGCCTCCGAGGCGAACAAGGACGCGTGGCTCGTCAACAACCGCGATCGCGTTCTGTTCGGCAAGCTGCGTTCCAACTACTCGGCTGGCGACCATTCGGCGGCTCTGGCCACCATCGACGCCACGGACGACAAGCTGACCGTCGCGGTCGGCAACCTCGCCAAGCGGATGGCCAAGGGCGCTGCTCCGAACGTCCGTCCCTACAAGACCAAGGACGGCAACGAGTGGTTCGTGATGTTCTGCGGTTCGCGGTCCTTCCGCGATCTGGAGCAGGACAGCGCGATGCTGCTGGCCAACCGGGACGCTCGCCCCCGTTCGGTGGAGAGCAACCCGATCTTCCAAGACGGCGATCTGCTCTACCGGGGCGTGATCTACCGGGAAATCGAGGAAATGCCGGTTCTGGCCGGTGTCGGCAACGGCGGCATCGACGTTGACGTGAATATGCTGTGCGGTGCCCAAGCGGCAGCCGTTGCGTGGGGTCAGATGCCGACCCCGCAGACCGACCGGGACAAGGACTACAAGTTCCGCCCCGGTGTCGCCATCGAGGAACTGCTCGGCGTGGAGAAGATTTTCTTCCGCGGCAAGCAACACGGTTGCGTCACGGTCTACACCGCCGCCGTTCCGGACGCCTAATTCCAGGTATCCGTCAATCTTGGCCGGGGAGGGCTTAGTCCCCTCCCCCGCCTAAAGAAAGGTTAGCCAGCAATGGCCGCTCAACGCTTCCTCTCCACCGCCATGGGTGGTCCGACCCCGACCTTCATCGGCGTCGGCATCGTCCTTTCGCAATTCGTCACCATGGCTGTTCCGGAAACCCCGGAAGTCGGCGACACCTACGACTTCTTCCGCCTCCCGGCGGGTGCGGTCCCGGTCGGCGGCTACCTCGCCATTTCCGATATCGACACCGGCACCGAGACGTTCGAACTCGATATCGGCATCGCCAATGACGACACCGACGGCGTGGCCGCTTCGACCATCATCGACGCGGACTACTTCCTCAACTCCGGTGTCCTCACCGGGGATGCGGTGTCGCCGCCCCTGACCAACGGCGCTGAACTTCGCCGCTTCAACGGGCCGTTCCCGACGCAGCCCCAACTGCTGCAGGAAACCATCGTCCGTGGCACCGTCATCGCCCTTGCGGCGGCTGGCGGAACCGGCACGATGACCGTCCGCGTCGACTATCTGCTCCCCGGCTCGGCAACGAGCTAAATCCTGCCCCTAGGGGCCAGCTAAACTCTAGCTGAACAGACAAGGTCCGCCAGAAATGGAAGACAACGCCACCACCTCCGCTGTTCGCGTCCGCTTCGTGGGCGACCCGGCGGACGATTTCAGCGGCCCGACGAACGTGTCGATGTTCGGTCAGGATTTCGAAAAGGGTGAGTTCACCACGATCGAAGACCCGACCCTCATTCGCAAGCTTCGCGGGCACTCGCACTTCGAAGTTGAAGGCGAGGGCAAGGTGAAGGCCACGAACGTCGATCGTGACGAACTGGCCCCCCTTGGGCTGGAGGCTTTGAAAGAAGTGGCCCACGCCGAAGCCGTGCCGTTTGAGGACGACACCACCAAAGCGAGGCTGCTCAAGGCCATTCGCGCCGCCCGCAAGGGTGCCGCGCGGAACGACGACTAGGCTCTCCGGGGCCACCGGGAGCGGCCTAGGGCCAGTCGGGTGCACCAGTAGCCCCCGGCCCCCTACCGCCGCTCCCGACCCCCACGGAGCCGCCCCCTGACCCTATAGCCCCATGAGGCCCCTATGCCCACCTGCAGCGAAGTGATTCAATCCGCCTATCGCCGGTCGGGCATCATGGCCGCTGGCGTCAATATGAACGCCTCGCAGTCCCAAGTGGGCCTGGAACTGTTCATCGGGATGCTCCAGAACCTCATCGTCGGCGGGATGTTTGGCCGCGCGACGGACGAGGTCTACGACAGCGCGGCTACCTACGAAGCCAAAGAGGGCTACCGCATATACAACAAGCAGAGCGCGACGATCACCCTGCCCGAACTGGTGCGCGACGAACTCTACGGGGATATGCGCCAACCCCGCGACGGGGCGTTCATCACGATTGTGGACCCGGATATCACCGTCAAAACCAAACAATACATTTATGACCGGGCGACCGGCGGATGGGTGGCCATCCACTCCCTCGCCCTTAACTCGGAAGCCCCGCTGTGCGGACGCTTCGAGGACCACATCAAGAATATGCTCGCCGTGCGACTGCTCGGGGAAAGCGGCCAACCCACGCCATTGGAATTGATTCGGGCGGAGGGCCGTGCTAGACTGGCCCTTTCCTTCCGCCGCGATGGCGAGAGGACAACCGGCACAGGCTGCTTCAGCTAATGATCGAATGGTTCGAAGGCTTTGATCAGTACGGGGCCAACGAAGACCTCCTGAATGATGGCGCGTGGGCACAAGCCGACGACTTCGTGCTGTCCTCCGTTCAAGCCCGAACTGGCGGGCGTTCGCTGGCCATGACCATCATTGGCGCACAAGGCCGAAGAGTTTTGGACACGGCAGCGGCCAAAGTCGGCATGGGCTGTGCCATCTTCATGGACCGGCTACCGGTTCCGCCCGCCACCAGCATTCGCGGGGCTACTGTTGTCCAGCAGTTCCGGAACGAGGGCAACCGCGCTCATATCAGCATTCAGATCGGCTCCACGGGCCGCATTTACATCATGGGCGGCGGTCTGGACCGTGTTTCTTCGACGTCCGGAGGAAGCGGTCCGGTGGAGTTGGCCGTGTCCCGGCGGCAAGTGGCGGCTGGTGCGTGGAATCACATCGAAACTATCGTCACGATGGGCGTCGGCGTCGAGGTCCGCGTCAATGGTGTACTGTTCGTTCAGTATACGGGCACGACTTCCTTCGCCCTCGGCGGCGGGAACATATCCCAAGTCGCCCTCGGCCACTTTGACAGTAGCGTCGCCGTCGAATACAACCTGCTGTGGTGGGACGATATCTACGTTCAGTCCGGAGGGACCATCACTTTCCTCGGGGAGTTGGAAGTCCACTACCTCCAGCCTACTGCGGACTTGTCCCCCCAAAACTGGCAGCGTACTTCGGGGGCCAGCGCGTTCCCGCTGATTAACGAAATCCCACCAGACGACGACGTGGACTACGTCTTTTCGGAAGTGGCGGGCAACCAGTCCCGTTTCGTGGTGGCCCCCCTGCCGGTGGACATTGTGACCGTTGCGGCGGTGGCCCCCCTCGCCCGTGTGCGGAAAACCGACAGTGGCTCCTGTGAAGTCTCATTGGCGGTCCACTCCGCCGGGACGCTGGACGAAGCCGTTGACACCCACGCGCCAACAACGGCGTACCAGTATTTCTTTAACGTGTGGGAAACCGACCCCGGCAACGGGGATGCTGCTTGGACGCCTTCGTCCATGCCCGCCATTCAAATTGAAAGGGTCGTCTGATGGCCTCCGTTCTCTACAACAGCTTCAAGTTCGATCTGTTCAACGCCAACATCAACATGGAAACCGACACGCTCAAGGCGATGTTGGTGACCAGCGCCTACACCCCCAACGTTGACACGCACAACCGGCGCGACGACGTGACCAACGAAGTCACCGGCACGGGTTACACCGCCGGGGGCCAAACCATCCCCTGTGCGGTGACGCAGGACAATGCCCTCAACAAGGCCGTGGCCACCTTCACGGACGTTGTGTGGGGAAGTTCGTCCATCACGGCTCGGGGCGCGGTCATCTACAAGTCGCGGGGTGGGCTTGCTTCGGCGGATGAACTGGTCGGCTACATCGATTTCGTCACGGACAAAACGTCAGTTGCTTCGGACTTCACGCTGCGTATCACCGCCCCGCTCGACTTGACCTAAGGAGCCGGAAATGGCCATCACGGTTATAGAAGGGTTTGACGCCCTCACCGTCGCATACGTTGTGACGAAGTACCCGCTGACGGCGGCGTTCGGCGCGGATATGGTCACGGGTCGATACGGTGGACAGGGTTATCGCCCCGGTCCCGGCAACCAAAACGGAGAATGGGTGGTCCCTGCAGGGGCGCTTGGGTCCTTCGCCATGGGCGCGGGTTTGAGAACACCGCTTGGCGGCTTCTCGACCGGCATCAACCTCATCCGGTTCAACACCTCTGCCGGGAACCGCCAGTTTACCGTCGGCCTCAAGAACGACGGGACTGTGGTGGTTGCCGCTGGCACGAGTTTAGCTTCACCACTCGCCTCCTCGGCGGCAGGGGTTGTGACTTCGGACACGTGGTTCTACATGGAAGTGGAACTGATCATCAGCGACACTGTGGGCCGTTGCACAGTTTTCGTCAATGGGACGCAGGTTCTAACCATTTCCGGCGTGGACACAAAGGGTTCAACCACGACAGTGGTGGATGAAATTCGCTTCACCATCGCCGGGACGGGCGGTGGCGGTCTTGTTATTGACGACTTTTATCTGGTGGACGCGGCTACCCGCCTCGGGGAAAGCCGCGTCACCACCTTGGTCCCGACCGCCGACACCGCCGACAAGGATTGGGGCCGTTCGACTGGCGCGGATAACTACGCCTTGGTTGACGAACTCCCCTTCGTCACAACGGACTACGTAACATCGGCCACCATTGGCGACTTGGACCTGTACGACTTCGGGAATCTTCCGTACACGCCCGTGACTATCCACGCTGTCCAGACTTCGATGTTCGCGGCCAAGGACGACGCCGCCTCAAGAACGGTTCGCGCTCGCTTGAAGTCCGGGGCTACGTCCTCGAACGGCACCAACCTAGGGCTGTCGGCCACGCACGTTCAAAAGCTTGATCTGTACGCAACTGACCCCAACACCGCTGCGGCTTGGACGACTTCGGCTGTCAACGCCTTGCAAGCGGGACCTGAAACGGTGTAACGGATGCCCGAAGGCCGCGTATCAGCTTTCCAAATTGACGTCCTGAACAGCGGGGCGGATAGCGATGCGCAAGTTTCTTCTTTTACCCTACAGGTCCTCCATTCGGTGGCCGAAGACGCGGGGGTCTTGGGTGAAGGGTCGTTCCCGGCTCTTGTGCTATCCCCATGGGACGGAACCGCCCTAACGCCCGTCATAGCTGGTGGCACCCTCCCGGCCCTCACGCTGGCCCCGTGGGGCGGCACCGGGGACGCGGTCGTAGTGGGCGAGGGTCAGTGGCCCGCCCTAGTCCTAGGGGCGCTCGACGGGGTCGTCCTGCAGGCTGCTTTGGGTCAGGGTCAGTTCCCGGCGCTGATCCTCACGCCCTTTGGTTTCACACGTGCGTTCATGGCCGGATTCGGCCTTCAAGCCCTTGCGGGGACCGACACAGATATAAGGATGACGACGATGGGCTTGCTGGTTCTGGCCAAAGGTGGCGAAACTCCCCTCGTCCCCGACCCCCTTTCGCTGCAAGACGGAGGCCGCAATCAGCTGCTGGTTCAGCGGCTGGTCAACATGTATGTGGAAGCCACTCCGGAGGGTCCGGTCCAGACGGCCCGGTATCAAAGGCCGGGCCTGTACCAAGTCGCACAACGCGGCGGCGGTCCGGTTCGCGCCACCTTCCTGTGGAAAGGGTTTAGGTTCACGGTGTCGGGCGGGTCCGTTTGGCGTGACGCCGTCAACATCGGGGAAGTGCCGCAGGACGGCGATCTTCGTTGGGCCATTTCTGACGATGAGGTCGTGGTCATCGCCGGGGAAAGGGCTTATTACGTCACCCTGACGGAGGTTGCCCGTGTCCTCGACCCCGACCTCCCCCGCGTTCGGGACGTCGTGTTCCTCGCCGGGCGCTTCGTCTATTTCGACGCGGACACCGGGGGCATCTACCGCTACTCCAAAGTCAATGACGCCCGGTCCATCGAGGGCCTCAACTTTGCGTCGGCGGAAGCCAACCCAGACCAGATCATCGGGGCGGCGGTCATTGGTGAGGGGATGGCCATTTTCGGGACGCTCACGACCGAATGGCACTACCCCACCCTCGACCCCGACAACCCCTACCAGCGCTCGCAAGGGCGGACATACGACCGGGGGTGCCTCGCGGTTCAGACCGTGCAACTGGTGGACAACAGCCTGTTCTTCGTCGGCAACGACCGGATGGTCTTCCGCGCGGCACAGGTCCCGTCCAAGGTGTCCACCCCGCGTGTCGACGACCTGCTCCGGAAGCAGACGGAAGAGGAGTTCAGGTCCAACAGCGCGTTCCGCATCTTTTTCGGCGGACATGAGTTCTATGTGCTCAACATTGTCGGGCAAGGGACGTGGGCGCTCAACGTTGGCCAGAAGCTGTGGTCCGAATGGGCCTCGTGGGGCAAGGACCGGTTCCGGGTGTCCGTTGCCGACGCCGACGGTTTCATGGGCGATGCCTTCTCGGGTCGCATCCTTGGCTTCGATGGTAAGCTGATGCTCGATTTGGGCGAACCCATTGAGCGCATCGTATCCACGTGGCAGCCCCTCAAGTCAGGGACCATGCGCAATTTCTCGCTGGCGCTCCACTGTCAACAGGGCGTCGGCCTTCTCGGGGTCGAGGACGCGGAAGGCGGGGACCCCAAGGTCGAAATGCGGTTCAGCGACCACCTTGGCGAGAACTGGTCGAACTGGATGGAGGGCAACCTTGGGAAGCACGGAGTGCGAGGTAAGGAGGCTCTGGCCCAATGGACCAATCTGGGCACCTTCCCCTCGCCCGGTCGCGCCTTCGAGTTCCGCTGCTCCGGACCGATTGAGTTCACCCCATATATGGTGAGTATCAATGAGTGGAGGCCATAAATGCCGGTAAAATCTGTCCCGGTTGAAGTCACCCTCCCGCCGATCAATCAGCCGGTATTCGATCGGTCCACGGGGCTTGTGACAGACCCGTGGTATCGGTATTTTGAGTCTGCTCGCAACCGATCTGGCGGCGACATAGATCAGGTGGACGGGTCGAAGGTGGCGGCGTCTGTGGCCGACGATAAAGCCGTGACTGCTGACGAGAAGGCGGTGGACGCACAGGCCGACCTTGACGGGGTCAAGCTGAACGAGATAACTGCTGGAATCGGTCTTGAGGGCGGGGGTCAGATCGGTGGAGATATGACCATCGACGCCCTACAACAAACCGGGTGGGTTATGTCCACCGGAACGGGCGATGCTGTTACGCCTTATGCGGCACCCGCCTCCTTCACTGTCTCCAATCCGCCGACCCAAGCCGAAGTCCAGACCATCGCCACCGCCCTGATCGCATTGGCGAAGAGATACGTGGCTCTTGAGCGAGCAATCCGGGATAACGAAGGCATCGCGCTGTAGCGTTCCGCTTGACGTAAGCCCCGGCGCGGGCTATACTGCCCACTTAGAAACTACAACACTGGAAGGACCAGATGTTCGGAGCGCTTTTAGGCAGCATCGTCGGCGGGATTGGGCAAGCATCGTCGGCCCGGTCTGCAGCGAGGACCTCCGCCGCCGCCCTTCGGGCGCAGCAGGAACAACAGGGCAAGGTCTGGGGCGCAGTTGACCCCTATATGAAGGCCGGTGGCGGGGCTGTCGCCAACCTGACCGACCCGAATGCGTTCATGACGTCGCCGGGCTACCAGTTCCGCCTCGACCAAGGCTTGGAAGCCACAGCCGGTAACAGAGCCGTCAATGGGCTGCTTCGTTCGGGCGGGGCGATGAAGGCCCTGACCAACTACGCGCAGGGTGCCGCCTCCGACGAATTTGGGAAGTACAACGCCCAACAGATGGGGATTGCCCAACTCGGGCTGCAGGGCGCGGGTATCGGGGCGGGTGTTGCCAACGCCAACTCCGCCGCCATCGGGCAGGACGCCACCAACCGGGCCAACGCGGGCATGGCTGGCGCGAACGCGTGGTCGGGTATCGCCGGTCAGGTCGGGGGAGCCTTCGACCGTATGCGGACCCCGGCCCCGTCGACCAAAATGTCCAGCTACGGGTGACTGAAAAATGGCGATGGACTTCCGTCTCCTCGACCCCAACGCCGCGTCACGGGGCGTCGATCAAGTAAACGCTTGGGCGGACGCCGCCGCAAGACGCCGTGCCGGTTCGATGATCGGCACGGACCCAGCTGCTGCTCGGCAAGTCCTCAATGCCAACGGGCTGCTCGGGGACGCCATGAACGTCCAGCAAGGCGAATGGGCCACCGAAAACCGCGAAATCGCGGCGACCCAGCGCACCCGCGACGAGGAAGATCGGCAGCGCGGCATCGCCTTGGAAGAGGAGAAGCGTGAAGCAGAAGTCCTCGGCGGGATGGCCACCAACCTGCAAGCCGTCCTCACGGAATTTGGTCCAGAGGCCGTCCTGCCCGCCTTTGACAGTCTGGCCGCATCGTGGCGAGCGAAGGGGGCAAATCCCGAAGAAATCGCGCAGATGCGGGCCGGGTTGGAGGCCAATCCGGAACAGTTCCTGATGGCCACCGCCGGGGCCGTGTCCGAAGCCAATCAGCGCTACCAAATGTGGCAACAGGGTGGTTCGGTCGGGACCTACGACCGCCGCACGGGCAACATTGAAGAGCGCTTCCGCGCGGAGCGGTTCGAAGAGTTCGACCCGACGAAGAACGTGTACCGCGTACCCGGCATGGGGGGCGCTTCCGGACCCGCACCAGCCCCGGCGGGGCGTGGACCGGCGGCGGTCCCTGCAGAGGCGGAAGCCCTTGTCGGGAACCGGGACGCGGTCGTCCGTATGATGATTGCCGAAGCGAGGGGCGAAGGAGCGCAAGGTCTTCAAGCCGTCGGCGCTGTCATCGTTAACCGCGCCCGCCAGACGGGCAAGACCGCCGACCAAATCATCGCGGAGCAGGGCCAGTTTGAACCCGCCATGACCGAAGCTGGTCGGGCGCGGATGGCCCGTGTCAACCCCAACAGCACCGAATACGCGATGGCCTCCGCCGCTCTTGACCGGGTTTTGGCCGGGGAGGACCCGACCGGCGGGGCCGACCATTTCTACGCCCCTCGTGCCCAAGCGGCTTTGGGCCGGAACGCCCCGTCGTGGGACAATGGCTCCGGGGCCGACATTGGCAACCACAGGTTCTTCCGCCTCGGGTATGGTGGGCAACCCGGTTCCGCCCCTGCCCCCTCGGCCCCTCCGCAGGAAGCCCCTGCTGGACTGGAGGTCGTTCAACGCGGAGTACCACGCGCTCCTACCGGACAGGCTGCTGCACGATTCCGCCCGATCACCGAACAGGAGCGGGTGCAGTACAACCTCCCGGAGGGGGCCTCCGCCCAAATCAACGAAACCACGGGCCAGCTGCAAGTGTTGGGGGGCGCGGGTGGGCCTCGAACGGGCCAGCCCGGTGGACAACTGGCTCCGCAAGACAGGTCCTACCTCAACACGATCAAGAACGAAGCCAAACTTGGCGCGGGGGCCGCGAATATCTACGCACAGATGCGGCCTCTCGCAATGTCCGTGGACACCGGGGGCTTCATGGCCATGCCGGGGGCGGGTGAAGTCGTCGGGGCTATGGACGCCGAAACGCGGCGCTTCATGCAGCTGACGGACCAGTTGACGCCGGGGATGCGGCAGGGCTTGCCGGGTGCTGCTTCGGACCGCGACGTTGCGATGTTCCGTAGCGCCACCCCCTCCATCGACAAGCGCCGGGAGGCAAACATCGCCGCGATTGACGCGGGTGAAGCTTGGGCCGCGCGTCAAGGTGACTACGTTGCCTTCATGGAACAATGGGCGCGCGACAATGGCAGCCTATTGGGGGCATCGGAAGAGTGGTCGCGGTACACCTCTGCCAATCCCCTGTTCGAAAACGCCGACGGGACCCACGGGATGCCCACCCTCGCCCGCGTCCAGCCGTGGCGGCAATGGTTTGGCCGTCCCCGCGCCGCCGGTTCCGGCAACCGCCCGGCCCCGGCTGCAGGGGCAACACCCGCCCCGGCGGGTGGCGGTCGCCGCCGCGTGTGGAACGCTCAAACGCAAAGGCTCGAATAGATGGACCCGATTATCGTCGTTGGGCCGGATGGGGTCGAAAATGAGTTCCCGGCGGGGACGTCGGACGAGGTTATCTCGTCCGCCATGGCCCAAGCATACCCTTCCCCGGCTCCGGGGGCCGGGCCGGGTGCCGCTGCTGCTCCCGCCGCTGCACCGCAGGAAGCCGCCCCCGCGCTAAACGACGCCGACGGGGACGGCCAGATTGACTATGAGAATACCTGGGAAGGCACCACCCCGGAGCAACAAACGGCGTGGGTAGCCGGGATGAACGACGGGTCCATAAACCCGAACTTCCCCGCTGGCACGGACCAAAACCCCTTCGTTGTTCCTGAGAATATCTCCGACGAGCAGATCGCGGACCTTGTTTCGCGCGGCGTGACCTACGTTGACCGCGAAGGCCGGATGCAGCGCAAGGCCGACGACACCTATGGCCTGTTCCTCGGCGCGGCCCGCCCGGTGAACAATACCCTCGACTGGCTGCAAGGGGGCCTCGACCAAGTCGGCATGGGGGACGCGTTCGGTCAGTTCCGTGACCAAAATATGCGGTCCACGACCGATGAGGGCATGGCCGAAATTGAAGCGCTGGCCCAACAGGCCGGGGTGCGTCCCGGTCGCGCGGGCCAGTTCGCGGGCGCTGTTGGGGCTACTGCTCCCCTCGCCCTCGCCACTCGGAACCCATGGCTTCTTGGAGCCGCCGAAGGTGCCCTTAGTTCCACGGCGGACGACGCCATGGGCCTTGCAAGAGACACGGCCATCGGCGCTGTCATCGGGAAGGGCGGGGACGCGGTAACGCGGGGCCTTGGCTCCATGATATCCCCGAATATCAACCCCGCGACCCGCCGCCTTGTTGATCAGGGTGTGGAAGTATCGCCGGGGCAACTGCTCGGGGGCCTCGCCCACCGCGCCGAAGACGCTATGACAGGGATTCCTATCATCGGGGATATCCCCAACGCCTCGCAACGCCTCGCGCAGGAAAGTGTAGCCACGGTCGCCCTTCAACGGCCTCTGTCGGCCATCGGGGTCGAAATGCCCCGTAACCTGAACTCGGTTCATGAGCAGGTCGACTTCACGCAACGTGCGGTCGGTGACGCTTACGATGAACTCATCCCGCAACTCGACGTCCGCCTTGATCAAGCATTCAGCACGGACTACCGCGCTCTCAACCAGAGCGTTCGGAATATGCAGCCGGACCAAGTTCACCAGTGGGACCAGCTGATTCGCAATGAGGTCGCTCCCCGGTTTAACGCCGCGATTGGCCCCGCGAATGGCCGAATCACGGGCGAAAGCTTCAAGGAACTGGAGAGCATCCTCGGGCGCGAGGTCAGGGACTTCTCCGCCTCCGCAAGCCCCCATGACCGCCGTTACGCCTCCGCCGTTCGGGAACTGCAAGCGCAGATGCGCGATATGCTGGCCCGCACCAATCCGCAACACGCGGACCGACTGCAGGGCATCAACGACGCATACCGTCAACTGACCGTCCTCGAAGACGCCGCCAACATGGCCCCGGCTGGCGCACGTGGTCGGTTCACGCCGAACCAGCTGGAAATGGCAGCCCGTCGAGCCGACCCCACCATTCGCCGCCGGGCGGCTGCTCGGGGCGATTCGTTGTTCCAGGACTTGTCCCAAGACGCGGGCGAAGTCATGACGCGGACTGTTGGCGACACTGGCACCGCCACGCGGGGCGCAATGACCGCTGGTCTGGGCGCGGCCTTCTTCGGCCAGTCGATGAACATCGCTATCAATCCGTGGGCCGTGGGTGCCCTCGCCCTTGGCGCTATCCCCTACAACCGCACCGGCAATCGCCTGTTCACAGCGGCCCTGACCCAACGCCCTGAATTCGCTGGCGCTGTGCGGGGAGTTGTTGACGCTTCGGCCCCGTTCGTCGGGCTGGCCGGGGCCACGCATAACTCCGGGGACCGCAACGAACCCCGCGCAAGCGCCTTTGAGGCGAACGCCAATGGCGAAATGCGCGCTCGCTTTGACGCCATTCAGCGACAAATGGACGCGGAAGCCGGAAACAATCTGGAAGGTCTGTACTAATGCTCCTTAGCAACCCCGTCATCCAACTCGCCGCGTCCAACGGCACACCGCTGGCCTTCGCTAAGATTTACCTTTACCTCACGGGGACCACCACCCCGGTGGACAGTTTCGCAGACGCGGACTACACGGAAGCCCACACGTTCCCCGTCGTGGCCGACAGTCAGGGCCTCTTCCCGCCTATCTATTTTGAGGGAGACGTCCTCGTTCGTATGAAGCTGGTCACCGCTACCGGCGACCTCGTAACGCCGCTCCTCGACGTTGACCCGGTCAACCAACTCTTCACCGTGTTCGCAGCAAACATAGCGGACGGCGCGATCGAGGGGAAGCTTGGATACACCCCTGTTGACCCTTCGGCGGCGGTGTTTGATGCGAACGCCCGGCTGGACTTCGTACCCACCGAACTGAACGCGGACGACGTTGGCTACCGGGGCAACCCGGTCACGGTCAAAAACGTTGACCACACTTTCGTTCTGGCCGACAGCCAACACCTTCTGGTTAAAGACAGCGCGGTGGAAGTGGACTGGACGATTCCTCCGGACACCTTCCCCGTTGGTCATTATATCGAGATATACAACGGGAACACGCAGAACATCCTCCTGCTTCGGGGCGCGGGGGTCACCCTCACCGGGGCCGACGACAGCACCAATGAGAACAAGACGCTGCAGCCCTTCTTCCGGGGGCGGCTGCAGCAGATTTCGTCCAATGACTGGCTGCTGTCCCCCGATGTTGCTGGTGCCGTCAGCCTGTCCTCGAATGGGTACATGGTCCTCCCCAACGGGTACATTCGCCAGTGGGGCAAGTTCACCGGGTCGCTGGCCGGGGACAGCACCCAAGCCGTCACATTCCCCATCGCCTTTCCCACGGGTTGCCTCGGGGCCAGCGCCACGGTCGAACTCACCGGGACCCCCGACATTTTGTCGGACCTCGGCGCGGCCATCAACACATTCAATTCCACGACACTCACTGTTTACATCGCGGGCGTTTCGACGAAGAGCGTCCAAGGATTCTATTGGGAAGCTTGGGGTCGTTGACCTAGGAAGCAGGTTATGGTAATGTTGTCTGATCACCAGCCCGCCAAACCTCGCCGCAGCCGGGCGCGGCCAATGTCACCGAGTTTGGACTCGCGTATGCTTGAACTCGAAGGAAAAGTGGACGACGTCGACAAAAAAGTCGAAGGCGTGATTCGCAACCAAGAACTCGCAACGCAAGCCATGCGGCGGGCGGAAGAACTCGCAACGCAAGCCATGCAGCGGGTTGAGAGCAAGATGGACGCGATTCTGCTCCTCGTCGGCGCGGAAGAGGAAGACGGCGACGGCGGCTTCAAGGGCGTCGGGCTTTTGGGCCGGATGCGCCGGGTCGAGGAAAGCCAGACCAGCCTCCTCTCCAAGTATAAAATGTGGATTGCGTGGGGCGGGGGCTTCCTGACTTGCGGCACGGCGATGACTGTGTTCATCTGGTGGCTTATCTCTGACAAACTCGAACTGGTCCTGAAAGGAACGGCCCAATGACTGCCGACAAGTTTAAGGCCGTCCTGCCCCTCGTCCTCGCCCATGAAGGTGGCTACGTCAATCACCCGAAGGACCCCGGCGGCGCGACCAACAAGGGCATCACCCAGCGGGTTTACGATGACTACCGGACGAATCGCGGCACGGACCCCCGGTCTGTGCGCGAAATCACGACGGCGGAAGTGCGTGATATCTACCGCCGCCAGTATTGGGACCGAGTGCAGGGCGACCGTCTGCCCGCCGGTCTGGACTATGCCGTGTTTGACTACGCGGTCAACAGCGGCACGAATAAGGCGGTCAAGGACCTGCAGCGCGTCTTGCGCCTGAACCTGATCGACGGCCAGTTGGGCGAGGGCACCCTTCGCGCGGCGCAAGCTGCTGCTGACTTCGACGAACTGAAACTCATCCAGGACTATTGCGGTCGGCGGATGCAGTTTCTGCGGGGCCTCCGGACGTGGGGCACCTTTGGCAAAGGCTGGAAGCGCCGCGTGGTCGGGGACTTTGACGGGACCCAAGCCAGTGACCACGGGGTGCTGGACTACGCTTCCATGATGGCCACCAATGACCTTCAATTTCCCATCCCGAAGCAAGAACTGCCAAGCGCAGTTGGGTCGAAGGAGGGGGAGGAATCCGGCAAGGGCTTGGAGGGCGAAGTGGCTGTGACCCGCACCAAGCCGGGCATTGGGGCCATTATCGGAGCGGCTGGCGTGTCGGGTCAAACCGTCATCGCCACGGCTCAACAGGTTCAGCCCCATATCGGTGAATCGTTCGTGGGCCGCGCGGCCCTCGTCCTGTTCATGGCGATGATGCTGGTGGGTGGCCTCCTCCTCGCCTATACGTTCTACACCACGCTGAAAGAAAAGGGCGCAATCTGATGCAAAACGTGAACCCACTGTTGGCCCGCATTCTGCAGTCCCAACAAGCCCAACGGCCCGGTATGCAGGGAATGGGGGCCATGACGGACGCCGAACTGCGACGCCTCAACTTCGCCGCCTCTGGACCGCGACCGGGGGTTATGCCCCGCCCGGAAGTCATGCCCCGCCCAACGGGAGCAGGGGCTATGAGCAACGCCGACGTTCAGCGTATGCAGCCTCCCCGCCCCCGCCCGATGGGGGTGGGAATGGGCGTCATGTCCGACGCCGACGTTCGTAGAATGCGCTACTGATGCGCTGGTTCGTCGGCTGGAGAATGCATCTGGTCCACGCGGCGCTCGCGTTCGCCGCCGGGGTGTATGTCACGAATGTCTGGCATGAGGCGCAAGACGCCAAGGCCCTTCGCAATCAGGTCAAGGAAGCCAATCAGCAGATCGAGCGCGAGCAGACGTCCGACCGGGCGACCCAAGCGACGGGGGAAGCCGTCGCCACCGCCGTGGACCGGGTGCAATGGCGCACCCGCGTCATCCTGAAAGAGGTTCCGATCTATGTCACGCCTGAAACTGACGCTGCTTACGGCAATCTGCCTGTCGGCTTTGTCCGCTTGCACGACGCCGCAGCCACTGGCACCCCGCCAGTTCCCCTCGGCACCGGGCAATCTGATGGTTCCCCCAGCCAAGTTGCTCCCTCTGCCGCAATCAGTGGGGTCGTCGACAACTACGGAACCTGCAACGTCTGGCGCGAACAAGTAATCGGCTGGCAGTCGTGGTATCGGGACCAATCCGCCCTGTGGGCCGGGGAGGTACTACCGACGCCCGCTGCACCCCGGCTGGTGCCCTAGGCCCCGCGCCCTGCTAGGGCCGCTCCCGTACCCCACGGAGCGGCCCGCTAGCGCCGGTCGTCCTCTACCGGGCCGCGCGGCAGCACTCCCTCTTCCCTCGCATACCCCATCAGAAGCGCCGCGACGTCCTCCTTTTGCTGCAGGGCGCGGACGATCTTGAGCGCTTGCGGCGATGCGAAGAGGTCGAGGATAGA